TTATCATTCGGGATTGTGCGGGCAGTTCTACAGGGTATTATATTTACGCATACGACAAAGGGGTAGATGTCGAGAACTTTGTCGTACATGACTGTTCAGGTGGAAACGTCAGAGGCGTTACGATCCAAAGTCCTACCGGGTTTCCTGCCGGTAGTGTGAACAGGATTGTCAATGGTGTCGTTTACAACATGGCGGGCGACGGTATTGTGATAGATTCCGATTTTGCGGGTTCGCAGGCAACTATTCGCAATGTGGTTTCGTTCAGTAACGATAGTGAAGGTTTCGTTGATCTAGGATCAGTTCCGCCAGATAGTGATTACAACCTAGCGTACAATAATCCCATCGCTGATTATTCAGGTTGGGTCAAGGGACCGAATGACTTGGAAGGGATTGACCCGCTCTTTGCTGACCCTGCAAACGGAAATTTCTACCTACTGCCAGAATCACCGTGCATTGACAGCGGTGAATGGCAAACAGGTCGCACCAGGGACACCGCCGGCCAGCCAACATCCGGCCCGGCAATGGACCGGGGCGCATACGAATTTCAACAAACCGGCACCCGGGACAAACGGTCGTATCTGTTTCAGGACGTTCCGAGGCCGTCACGACAGGTGCGACATAGATAGGTGAAACGATGAAAAAAGCGGATCCGTGGCTGTTTTTGTCAGTGCCAGATTTACCCGCTGACTTAGAGAGCAAGATGCTTTGCAGTTGGGCGCAGGCGCATAGCGTACGTGCCGCACTGGACAGCCGCACCGTTGACGCACTGCGGACACACTTTTACAACGGTTGTCCGAGTATTTGCTTGACCGGAAAAACTGTGGCGGAACTTCTCATCAACCCGCCGCCGCAATCCTATATCGACGGCCCTGAGTTGTGGGGATAACGCGAGGTATCAGATGGACAATGGCAAGCCGATCACAGTAGACGACTTCAGGGGAGGAAAAACAGAAGGCCCATGCACGCACTGCCCCAAGTGTGGACGGGTGATGATATGGGATCGCCCGGCAGACGACAAGCGGGGGCATCAGGAATGGATATGTGCAGCCTGCTTGAGCACCCATGAGGGCATATTGGCCGAGGCTTTGCGTGGCATCATCGAAGGCATGGTCCCAAAGCCAGACAGCAGCGACGGGCGAGACATGCACGGTCAAATGGTCCACATCATTCTGACCGGGCACATATCAGAAGCGGCTCGCAGGCTTGGACTGGACCCACCGACAGGGACACCCATACCCGCGTGTGTGCGCCCGGAGTAATGCATGACATGAAAAGACGGGTGTCTCTGGTAGTTGTCTCTGTAAGGCAGTGACTGTATGCTTGGAAAGAATAAGGCGGTGTGACAGTGGCAAAGCAGACCAGGAAAAAAAAGAAGCCTGAACCGGCACCGGCTACCCCGGAGCAGTCACGCAAGCCCTACTCGGATAGGAAGCAGGAAAAGCGCCTGTGTCCCTTTGGCCGCGAGGACGATGGAAGCCCCAGGGCTCCGTATGGATTTACTGATACCGGCAAGGTGCGGCAGCGCGCGCTGAAGGGAAGCAACCGAAAACGCAGCGGCCCCCGTGAAGTGCTGCTTGAGGTCATTGACGAGGCGGAGGTGGCAGCAGAGGAGGGTTGCAGCAATGAGGTTATTCGCAGAATATGGCGTATAAGTAACGACGCTTTTTATGGTTGCTTGCAGCGACATCCTGAGATAGCGGAGAGGCTTGACGCAGCGCGCGCGAAAACACTACGTAGAGTACACAACTCACTACTGCAAGCGGCGGTTGGTCTTGAGATAGAAAAGCAGGGAAAAAACGGACCCTACATTTACAGTCAGCCTCCGAACGTGAAAGCTGCTCAACTGATACTTGAAAGGCGAATGCCTGAGGAGTGGGGATCGGAAAGCACGGTCAACCTGAAGCACTCTGGCGAGGTGAGGGACGGAAAGCCCGGCCTTGACACCATGACGGACGAAGAGATAGATAAGCACGTCCTGTTGCTTGTGTCGGAGCGGGCGAAGCGCACCGCCGAAAAGTCAGGGGCGCAGGCTGGCAACGGCGGTGAAAGTGTGAATTGAGCAAATGACAAACCGGGCCATCAACGAACAAATCCTCCTCCATGAAGCCCGCAAAGACACCACCGTATTCAACCGCCTTGTGTACCGAGACGATATAACGGGCAAGCCGTGGGAAACGCAGCCCTTCCAACTGGAGTGGGAAAAGGCCATCGAGGACCCGGACGAGCCGTGGCCCTTGGATGAGCACGGTAAACCGATCATCCGCATCGTTCTGTTTGCGCCAGCCGGTCACGGCAAATCACAACAGTTCGCCCGCTCATACATCACCCGGAAAATGGGAGAAGCAACGCTGCGCGGTGACCCTGTGCCGCGGTGTGTGGTGCTCAGTAACGTCGCCGACCAAGCCGAAAAGAGAACGCTGCTTGTACGTGACGACATAGACACCAACGGGAGACTGCGGGCAGTGTATCCTGACCTAAAAAAGTCTGCCGGTGGCGTGTGGACATCTACAAGGATGCGCATGGAGTCGCCAGTACCTACGACAGATCCGCACGTTCAGGCGGTCGGCATAGGCGGTCCACTATTGGGGGCTCGGGTTGATATCGGCATAGTGGATGACCCCTGTGACCAGGAGAACACATGGACGCACGGGCAGCGACAGAAGGTCCTGAGATGGTATCTTTCCACATTCTCTACCCGGCTTGACGGAAGGGGCACCGTCATTGTCATTATGACATCCTGGCATGAAGAGGACCTGGGACACCTACTGGTCAGAGATCACGGCTATCGGATGCTGCGGTATGAAGCCTGCGACGAAAACCTTGAAAACCGGCTGTGGCCGTCAAGGTTCACCGAAGCCAAACTGCGCTACATGCGCGACCTTGAACCGGGGCCTATCGAGTTCGCCCGCACCATGCGGAACGTCATCATGGACGAGTCATTCCGCAAGATCAAAATGGAGTGGATACAAAAGGGACTGCAACGGGGCCTCGGTGTACCGGCAGGAGTGGCACCGAAGGGGGCAAAGTGGATCGCCACCTTCCTTGACCCGGCCGGCGGAAAGCGCAACCGCAAGGGCGACCTGGCTGCCACCTTCACCGGGGCACTGATGCCGAACGGGGACCGCCAGGTTATCGAGGTGGATTCAGGGCGCTGGACCAGCCCGGAAATGAAGCGGAAGTTGATAGGCAGTCACGACACATACGGGGCCATTATAGGCGTTGAAGATAACGCCGTGCAGGACTGGCTGAGACAGGACATCATAGAAGAGACAGCCGTACCCATTGTCGGCAAGACCACCACTTCTGAAAAGTGGGATCCGGCGACCGGCGTTGACAGTATCGGACTTGAACTCTACAACGGCAAGTGGATCATCCCGAGCGTCCCGGATGAAAACGGTTTTCCCCGCCCGGCCACCAGGGAGATTGGCGAATGGATACGGGAAATGCTGAATTTCCAGGTGGGGGCACACACCGGAGATCGACTGATGGCTTCATACGGCTGGCGACAACTGGCAGCCGAACAAGAAACTAGACAGCGGCGGCGACCCGGTGGTATACGTGTAGGCGGCGTCACACAAGCGAACCCCTGGAGGCAGGGATGACCAAGCGAAACACGAAGAAAAAGCCAGCCAAAGAAGGTCGGGGCAGCAAGCCGACCACAAAGAAACCTGCTGTTTCGAGTGCGACCAGGGCGGGCAAGGTGGCCCGGGTAGACTTTGGCGAGGCTGGCACCACCGGCCTGAACCAGATGGCCGGATACATCAACGACGACTTCCTGAAGGCGTGGAACGGATCGCAGGGGATGAAGACCCGGCGGGAAATGAAAGAAAACGATCCCGCTGTCGGGGCTATGCTGTTCGTCATTGATAAGCTTGTGCGGAACGTGGAGCCCCAGATACAGCCTGCCAATCACCCGCAAGGGGAAGCCGCCGCTGAACTGCTTGAATCGTGCCGCTGTGACATGGAGCACACCTGGGAAGACTTCATTTCCGAAGTCTTGTCAATGCTGCCTTACGGTTTCGCCCCGTTTGAGCCCGTCTACAAAAAGCGGGATGATGGCCGGATCGGGTGGAGGAAGATACCGATCCGGAGCCAGACCACCATCGACCGGTGGGACTTTGACGATGAGACCGGCGATGTGCTCGGCTTCTGGCAGATGGCCCCGCCGACCTACGAAAACAAATACCTTCCCGCAGACCGGATCGTCAACTTCCGGACCTCCTCGGCCAAGAATAACCCCGAGGGTGTGTCGGTACTCCGCAACGCATACCGGCCCTGGTTCTTCAAGAAGCGGATCGAGGAGTACGAGGCCATCGGCATCGAGCGTCACGTTGCGGGATTTCCGGTCATCACGCACCCGCCGGAGTGGAGCAGCGCGGACGCCACTGATGATGAGAAGGCAGCCTATGCCGAACTTCAAGAGGTCCTCCGTCGCATCCGTGTAGACGAGCAGGCCGGGCTTGCGCTTCCAGCGATCTACGACGACCGGGGAAACCTGCTGATGAAGTTTGAGTTGGTCAGCACATCCGGCAGCGTGGCCAACGCCGACACGGACAAGGTCATTGCCCGGAAGAACATGGAGATCCTGATCACCCTGCTTGCCGACTTCATCCTGCTTGGCCATGAGAAGTCGGGATCATGGGCGCTGGCCGACAGCAAAACGGCAGTCTTTGCTTCCGCGATCGGAGCCTGGTTGAAATCCATTGCGGCCACCATCAACCGGGTACTTATTCCCCGCCTGATGGCATACAACGCCATCCCCAAGGAAGCATTGCCCACAATGGTATTCGGTGACATCGAGACACCCGACCTTCCGCAGATAGCTGACTACGTGGCAAAACTGACAGGGGCAACAGCAATCCTCCCGGACGGCGCCCTTGAAAACCACCTCCGTCAAATCGCCGGACTTCCCCAGGCCGAGGTTATTGAATAGTGTTCACGGTCAACAACAGCCCGAAGACCACGAGGGCTTCCGGCAAGTCAACGAAATACACCGCCCTTGAGGGCCGTACAGAGGGCAAGATTCGCAAGCAGGCCCGGGCGTCTTTCAGCCTGATGAAGCAGGGCGTGGACCTGGACGGCGTGACCGCTGGCATTGAGGCTCGCGATTGGGCAGCGACTTACGAAGCCACCGGCATTGAGACGACCGCCGCCAGCATGGGGGAGTTGGAGCCGCACATTGAAAAGGCTTTCATCGAGGCGGCAGATATCAGCCTGGATGAAATCGAAGTGCCCGATGGCGTGGTGTTCAATCCCGCCGCTCCGGGCGTGCGAAATGCAATCAAGACGCAGGTCGGGACGCAGATAGTGTCGGTCACAGAGGGCACCAAGACAGCCGTGCGGCAAATCGTCACCGACGCTATCACCACCGGGAGGCACCCGTACAGCGCGGCCAAGCAGGTCAAGGCGGTAGTCGGATTGACACCCCGGCAAGCGCAGGCAGTCGAGAAGTTCCGGCAGAACCTCATCGCCAATGGTGCGACCGGCGACAAGCTTGAAAAGAGCGTTGCACGGTATGCCAATCGAAAGCTTGCGCAGCGCGCCGAGATGATAGCCCGCACCGAAACAGCTACCGCATTGAACGGCGGGCGCATGGAACTTTGGAATCAGTTGCAGGCACAGGGAGCATTACCGGAAGACCAGAAGCACAAATGGATTACTGCGGAAGACGAAAGGCGGTGTGAGATTTGCGAAAACCTAGACGGCGAAGTCGTACTGGTCGGTCAAGAGTTTTCGGACGGCTCGACAGCGCCGCCAGCTCACGTTATGTGCCGCTGCAATACTGTACTCGTATAGGGGGAATAGATGCCAGACGTAAACCGCAAGGGCGAAGGCACACACGTACAGAGCATTGTCACCCCCAAGTCAGACTGGACCGAGGCCGAGGCGAAAGCGTGGCTGAAAGAGCATGACTTCCACGTTGACGGCCTTGACGAAACAGACACCGCCTATCACTGGCGACAGGTGGACCCGGAAGAGGACCGCTTTGTCTACCACACCGAAGAATCAGCATCCACGAACGGCAAGCCGGTCAAGTTCGTCTATGGTGGAGTCAGAGAAGAAATCCGCAGCGTCACGTTCCGGGGCCGAGTGACCGAGGCTGTCGGCGCCAGGGCGGCAGTAGCAATCCGGGCAGCGGCCGGCGTGGTGTCTACCCTGCATCCTGTCTGCATTGCCGACTGCGGGGATCATGTAGTGCGTGCAAACGACGCGGTACTCGTCCGCTGCGAGTACACCGCCGACACCATACACGGGGCTGAAGTCGTTGCCGTGTCACTGATGGACGCCGAGCCATACACTACCGAGCAGTTCAACGAGGCGGTAAAACGCAGCGCCCCGGACCATGTGCAGGCGACCCGTAGCGCCCCCATCGTCGGGCACCGGATAGCAGTGGATACTGAGGGCCGAGACAGACAGTTGATAACGGTGGTCGTGTACGAGCCGGGCCGGATTGACAAGGGGTGGGATACCACGGCCAGCCCGGAGATGGTAGAGGCATGGGCACACGGCTGCATGATCAGTATGATAGCCCTGCGCGGCCAGGTAGTCACTGACCACCATTGGCTTCGGGATGACAATGGCGACTGGGTGCTCCGTGACCCGGACAAGGGCGACATCATTGAAAACGGTATGCCGGTAAACCGGGTGCCAGCCGAGCCGGTGGATGCCTACGTTGTCGAGTCGTGGATCAAGCGGTGCGATTGCCCGGTCAACGATGTGCCGGTGTCAAGGGGAGCGTGGCTTGCTGAGTTGTGGATCCGTGACCCGGCAGTCTGGCAGCGTATCCTTGACGGCGAGTTTGTCGGGGTAAGCATCGAGCTTTGGAAACCGCGAGAGCAAAATAAGGAGGACGTACAATGAGCAAGAAAACACCATTTGGATGCTTTGAGGACGGCACGCCAGTCGCACCGTATGGACTGACCGCAGCCGGAAACGTGAGACAAAGGCCGATGAAGGATGTTGAGTATTTGCCGGTGACGGTTGACGCTACTGCTTTTGGGATGGCATTAGCGGCAGACCTTGAAGAGAAGGGCGTTGAGGTTATCTTGGTGCAGCCTGCCCGGGCCAACGTACCGCCGGAAGAAAGCAATCTGCCAGCAACCGATCCGCCCCCGGACCCGCCAAAACTGAAGGATGACGAACCGGAACCGGAAGAGCGGGACTGGAAAACCCTGAAGGAAGTTGAAGCCGAGGTCGGCGTGAGCCGCACATGGATCAGTCAGATGGTCGCTGCCGAAATGATCCCTGGCATGGAGCCCGGCAAGCAGGGCAAGCCGCAGCACTGGTATCTTCCGCAAATCGAAGCCATCCGGCGCATTTTGGAGTTGCAGGACCGCATCCGGAAGCTTGACGCCCCGCACGCCATTGCACAGGCTTGCAACGTGGAATCTTACCGCCTGGAAAACCATGTCGCAATCATCACCCCTAAAGGTATGCGTTTGGTCAGCCGAACTTCGAGTCTTGACTCGATGCGCGGAATCGCCCGCGGCCCTGTCGTTGTGCTGCTGTAG